GTGCTACCAACTGCCTAGCGGAACTAAGCTAGGCAACAAACTGTAACCACTCATAAGGAAATCCAAATGAGCAGCAACAGCCTGCACGAAAGCTATGGCTACTCACTTGGGTAACCCCTCATGAATAGTTCATAGTTTGACACTGCCGAAAACCTATTAAGGGGAATATTACAGTTGCCATTAGCTAACGCTAATGTCTTCTTCAATACATTATACCTACAACGTGCCACAAAGTGGCCCTTGTTACGTGTTCTGTACTGATTGATAGATGGCACATGAGCCATCTCTCTGTAATCTCCCTTTAATCAGGATTTGTATATACTGTACTCGTCATCCGAACCTGTTTCCAAGTAGGACATTAGTTTCTCCGAAAGGGCAAAAACAATAGGATGATTTTCCGGTATATTCACCTTTAGTTTACCGACGTGGGATGAGTGACTAGGAGCCTTCTCAAGCTCCTGGACTAGCTCTATAAATTCACTTTCGCGAGCAATCGCAACTAGTTTATTTATAGAACCCTCCTCAGACTGAAGCAATGCTTCAGCGTGACTTCCAGGTTTAGCCTCCAGTAATGGTGGTATTCCGGAGAGCACTTCTGGGAGGGCTAGTACGTCGGCTAATACCTTGTGACTTCGGTTACAAGATATTAGAACACTTATCCCGGGTTTGAGCCCATCTTCGGTGTAACCTCTTTCTCTAGCAATTCTGACTAGTTCTACGAACTGTTCAGGTTTGTTATCGAGCTCCATGAGAAGATCAACTGGTAAACCAGTTATCTCACCTTCTGGAGTGAAAAATCTTTTTGCGAATTCAGCGTTAGCTGATTCACTTAAAGAACATTTCGAGAGGCTAATTGAGACACCCAACCTCTTTACGGCATCGATATATACATCGTATATATCCTTATCCGAATCGAGGTTATCATCACCAAGAATTAAGTACTTGTACTTATTTCTCCCAAGTTTATGGGCACACCAAGCCTTTAAGGCGTGGTGTGTGAATGTTGATACAGCCCATGAGCTCAAACAGCCCATGGGGTTACCAGATGCATACTTTACGTCACCTAGAGGGTGGCTAAAGTAGCGATCGCTGATAACGGTTTCTCAAAGATCACCTATTCCTGGTCACGCCGCATTTATTAGATTCTTTTCTAGTTTCCTAGGAAAGCAATCTGTAAATGCAGTCATGTCAGCTGAATATAGATTCTGTCCCAACTCTTTCACTAGAGCTGGGATTGAACTCTGTCGGTAAGTTACATCAGACGGTAACTTTGCCAAAGCACCCATGAAACTCTTATGGATGCCTGACAAAGCGACATTTGATCACCAGTCTGCTATGGCGACAACACGTGTTTTACACGCTTTGTCACTTAGTAGAACTAGTTTTGAATGTCTTTTACCTCCTGGTGTAGGTGTCTGGTAATCGTCCATCAAAAGACCGGGTACACTAATGTCCAACAACTTCTGTATATTTGTATATAAAAGAGGTGAATCCCGTAAGGGTTTCAA